GAGCGAATCTACCGTGAAGGAGGAACGTATATTGCTACGGATTACACCTCTTTCGAAGCCTTTTTTACTAAGAGGCTTATGGCAGCGTGTGAATTTCAGCTATACCGATACATGACAAAGTATCTCCCCGAGGCCAATGACTTTGATCGCAATTGGGAAGTAGATCTGGCGGGAACTAACAACTGCTCTTAAAAAAATTACTCTCTCAGGGTTGAATCAACCAGAATGTCCGGAGAGATGTGTACCTCACTTGGCAATGGCTTTGCCAATCTCATGCTGCTCAACTTCGCGTGCCATTCAATTGGTGCTGAGTGCTATGAGTGTGTTGAAGGGGACGACGGAGTGGCGAGGTGTGAGGGGGGGACCCCAACACCGGACCTCTTCGAAAAACTCGGAATGAAGATCAAGCTCGAGAAACATTTGGACCTTTCTCGGGCATCATTCTGCGGTCTCGTATTTGACACAGTTGAGATGAAGAACGTGACGGACCCTAAGAAAGTTCTAGCCTCCTTTGGGTGGACAGAACAACGTTACGCATCAGCCCGACATTTCAAGCTCTGCCAGCTACTGCGTTGTAAATCGCTTTCGTTAGCGTATCAGTATCCTGGATGCCCAGTCATTTCCGCCTTAGCGCGGTATGGCCTTCGAGTCACTAGTACAGTGACAGTAGGGTCGAGGGTTCTCAACCGAATGAGACCCTGGGAGCGAGAACATTTGCTGTCTATGCTTGGACAGGAGTACGACTCTAGCCGCGAAGGTTTGCTAGAGCCGACCAAGATCCCCGACGAACCAGTAGGGCCCCGAACCAGGATATTGGTCGAGGAGCTCTATGGGATCTCAATTGCCCAGCAACTCCTTTTGGAGAAGATGTTGGATGACAAGCAGGACACCGCCCCGATCGATTGCGGTTGTATCGAGTTCCCCCGAATTTGGTATGACTACTTTGGATCGTACGCTCTCGGTGTCAAGGTGGGCACGTCGTTGTGCACACCTGGCCATCTCTGGGAAAAGGTGGCCGGATTCAGTAAAGAATGGTAAATCCTGCGGCTAGCAGAAATCTAGCTGATCTTACTGCCGATCTAAAATGACAGAGTTACGCAC